ATTTACTAGAGTTGAGTTTGCTCTTTCTAGTATAGAAACTAAATCTAACCAACTATCTTTTCTTGTAATACTACCACGAACAATAGCAACTGTCATGGCACCAACTTCAAAACCTTTTTTATCATCTTTGTTATGAAATCTACGAACACCGTCCTCATTGGTAGTATAACCACCAGTAAGTTTGAAGAGGTAAAAAGGATAGTTTAACTTCTTACATTCTTCTTGAAGTCTATCGGCAGTATGAAATTCTTTTGCATTATCTGGTTCATCTGTAATGATAAGCAGACGCAAAAACTTTTTATCGCCTGTAGCTTCTTCTAAGTAATTTTTAAACGGTTGTACTTGCACTTTTACTATCTTCTGGTTTTTTGCCTATGTTATATTTAGCAACTAAAGTCCATTCATTTTTCTCTTTAAATGGTAAAACTTTAATTTGACTTAACGGGGCTTTGTTTTCTACTAAGGTTGGTTGTACAACCTCAATTAAATTCCAATCTTGTAGTAATAATGCTATTGTATTTCTTCTTTGAATATCATTTAAAGATAAACTAGAGTTCTTACCATCTAGGGCAAACAGTTCTTTGAAGTGTGTTATGTAATACTTACCTTGTTTATGTAAGATATGACAACTCTGAAAAAGAGTTTTATCTTTTCTACTTGCAACACCAATTCTAGTTAAAGTTTCTCTGACTTTTAAGAAGTCGTCTGGTTGTTTTATAGTAACCTCTAGCATATCGCTAGGCGACCATTTTATTGTATCTTCACTCATTTTTTTCTCCCACCTTTTTTCAGGCCAATTTTTATAAATTCAATTTGGTCATCTGAAAGTAGGTTAAGAGCTTCTTTTGCTTTCTGATTACTATAGCCATAATACTCTTTAATTACTTCAAGGTCTTTGACTTTCTTTTGTGAAAGCCACTTCCCACCAAATCGCTTCTTCTTTCGGATACTATTTATAAAATAGTGAAATTGCATCCGTTTTGGTAGGAAATGTAATCCGTTCATCTCGTTGCTATGCATAATGGTATCATAGAACATAGACAAACATCTGTTAATAATAAATGTAGGATACTTTTTCTCCCACACCTTGTCCTCTGTGTCTAACAACGGTTCTTTAGTTTCATTGATAGCTTTTAGATAGTCTTTCAATTCATACATGATAGACCTCTATTTAAACTTACAATTAGCCATAATCTCCGTCAAACACGCAACCATATTAATCTCTTGGTCTGCCACAAAAGCAGACTTGTACTGGTAACCAGCAATGATTAATATTGATTGAGGTATAGAAGACGATTCTAAAGCAACATACATTAACTCGTATATGGTAGTAAACAATGATGATGGTTCTTTATCAAGATTGTTAATAACCCATTTACGCATGTCATTAAATCTTTTTTCTTTTAAGACTTTGACAAGTTCTTTTGTATTTGCCTCAGATAAACTAAACAAAATACCACTATCAATCTTACCTCTAACAGAATATCTTTGAAGTTCATTGATAGTCCGTCTGAAATCAGGATAGTATTTTTGTATTAGTTCAGCCAATACTTTCTTATCATATTCAACTTGCTCACCATCAAGGACTTTACCAAGTCTTTGTAATAATGCCTGTGCTGTCTTGACTTTTTGTCCGTTCTTGATAGCAAAGTCGATAACGGTACATCTACTATGCAAAGCAGGTAAAATCTTGTTCTTGTAATTACAAGTAAAGATAAATCTACAATTTTTGTAAAATGTTTCTATGAAGTTTCTTAAAGCAGGTTGTACAGACTCAGCATTCATATAGTCTGCCTCATCTACAATCACCACTTTATGTTTTGATTGTTCTGTTAATGATACTGTTGAGGCAAAGTTTTTAATCTTGTGCCTTAATGTATCAATCTGTCGGCCTTCATCTGAACCATTGATGATGATATAATCAGCACCCATTTCTTCACATAATGCACGAGCAACAGTAGTCTTACCTGTACCGGCAGAACCACTTAATAACAGACTTGGTATTTCGCCTTGTTTAAGAAACTCTTGGAATGTTTCTTTTAAGTTCTCTGTAAGGATACAATCCTTAATTTTTTTGTGGCCGATATTTCTCAACCCAAAAATACTCTTCTGACATAATATATTCCTCACTTTATTCATTATTTAGTTTCTTTATCATATTTATAGGTAACATCATAGCCACCTTTTC